TGTAGTCGCTTGGGACCACTCTGCAAGTAATCTGCAATTGCATATTGTGCCCTCGTAGGTTGTGGAAGATCTAGCTGTGTCCACAAAGCTTGCAGAAACAGCTTGAAATCGTCCTGTAGGGCGGTTAAAGTGTCTTTCATATACTAAGGTGTATTTATCGTTTAAAGCGTCCTACACGGGTCTTACGGTCCGCATCTATCTGTTGATTAACTTTTTGATTAATAAACATTTCTAATGGTTTTCCTTCAGCATCAACCATGCCTTCAGCAGCAGCTTCCATGTAATACAAGTCTTGATAACTTTCTTTATATCTCGCTTTCTTTTTGTTGTATTGCCATTGTGCCATTTCTCCTATTCCCCACATAACAGTTGAAGGAATCCACAAAGGAGGAAACTTAAATCCAGCTAAACCTAAAGCACCAGAAGCACCTTTGATTTCATTTATTCTTTGTTGCTGTTTAGTTTCTTTGTTATCCGTAAATGTACCAGCTATTACGCCAGTATCACCAATAGCACCTAGTACTGGTAAAACTACAGCAGCCTTCTTAATTGGAGCTGGTATTGCTTCTATAACTTTGCTTCCAGTAGTAATAGCTTGCTGTACTTTTTTATTATTGACTGTTGTCTCAAATATAGTCTGTCCGCCTCTTTTAATATTCTGGATAAGACCTTTAGTAGTAGGCTTTGTAGATTTAACAAACTTACCATTTTGTATTTCAAAACCGGGTACAGCACTTTCAGCACTACTATATTTTTTAATATCGTCTAGAGATTCTATTTTAGTTTCTTCAGGTATAATTCCTTTTTCTTTATAGTTCTCTACAACATCTAGTAATTCTTGGTCAGCTTTATACTTAGCTTGGTTCTTAGCTATTTCAGCATTAGGGTCACTAACTCCTTCAACAGCCTTAACTACCTGAGTACCTTTTAATTCGTAACCTTTAGGTAGTGCATTAGGATCTAATCCTTGTTGTCTTAAATGCCAATCTGTAAATGCTTGCATCCAAGATTCTGGAACACCTAATTGTCTAGCTAAAGCTCTATCACCAGTAAAAGGTGTTGAACCTTTAGATCTATTTAATTTACTAAGCTCTTGTTCGGCATTAAAACCTACATTTGGTCCATCTAATTTTGATGGTACAAAATGACCAATATCCATGCTAATACCAGAGGAAGCTTTAAGAGCTTTGTTCTTTTCACCAATTGCATTCCAACTGGCTCTCATTTCTTTAGCCCACTTTTTTCCTAAACCGGGCTCAATACTTTCTGCATAGTCAATAACTCTTTTAGATACTTTGTCATGGAAGTATCTTCTGTCAAACTTAAGTTCTCCGTCACCACTAACCTTAATTGGTAGACCTGTCCATCTCATTTTTTTAATCTGTGCCATTACTTCAGGGTTAGCTTTTTGAGCATCCGTTAGTTTTGAAACAGCTTCGTCTTGAACAAGTTTCTGTAATATCTCTTTTTTTCTTTTTTTAAAAAAAGCTTTTTTAAATTTCTTATCACCTTTTATACTTTCATCACTTTTAATGATTCCATCCATTTCGGCATGCAATCTTCTTTGCAAATAGCCTGTGAGTTCTTCAGCACTATTAAACTTTTCTGGTATTAATCCCTGTTTTTTATATTCGTTAAATATAAACTCTAAGTGTTTTGGATTCTGTAAATTTGTAGCTAGTAAAGGTACATCTTTTTTAAGAGTAGTTCCAGCTATAACATCTTTGGTTTTGTAATTCTTTGTTTTTTCCTCAAAGACTTTCTTTTTTTCACTTGCCATTAAAAAAGCCCCTTTCGGGGCGGTCTGTGTACGTAGGTGTATAAGTTATGCAGCGATGTGGTCGCTTATAAGTCGCTCTCTCTCAGGTTGACTTCCAAATGTTTTTCGACTCCATCTGAGCCAATTACTACTACCTTTGCCTTGATTACACGCTCGACAGGCTGGAACCATATTTGTCGTAATAGATTCTCCCCCCTTGCTACGAGGTTGGACGTGATCGAGTGTAAGTTCTTTAAATTCATAAGTTTCTCCGCAATAAACGCATGTACAATTAAAGTGCTCTTTGATAGCTCTTCTCCAGAGCTTCTTTGCTTCAGGACTTGTCATGGTTATTAAATTGTGTAAATAATGTTTTGGACTAGGTAGTAAAGGGGTCATGCTGTACGCTTTCTTCTTTCGTTCCCACGGTTGTAGGAAGCAGTGGTTAAACGGGTGCGATTAGTTCCGGGTATATGGGCGTTGTCTTTGCCATCACCTTTAAATCCGGTACCTCTTCTTTTGGTTCTTCGGTCAGCCTTATTAGCAGCGACTCGTATTTTTAAACCGTGTGCAGAACGGTTGTATGCTTTCTGTTGGTTTTTGTAATTACCGTTGGAGTATTTAGGTCCGCTTCCCATACATCCTCTCCTTTATTAAAGATGGATCTATTTGTGGCATTACTTCTGCCAACTTAGATAATGGGTTGCCATCATATGCAACACCACTTATATCGTTTGACTTCAGCCAATCACAGGCTGCTTTTAAGTCTTGAGTAGTAGCTTCTCCGCTTTTTACTCTTGCTAAAAATTCTTGTGTGACTAACTGGTGTAATTCATTAAATTGCTCTTCAGTTGCCTTTTTCATTGATTTTCATAAAAAATGCCCCTCCAGAATCGCCTGTAAGGGGCTTGTAATTTTGTCCGGGTATGTTTGTACCCTTGATTTAAGTGGATATTTTTCTTTCACACGGACTAAGCGTTTTAAAGTTTCCAACAATATTTATATTGAAACTTATTGATATTCTGGTGTCAGGTTTAAAATTCTCTGTTACGCCATGACGCAGCCAACCCGGGAAAAGAATTAAACCACCGTTACAAGAAGGTCTAAATATACGAGTGCTTGCTATTTGCCAAACTCTAGTTTGTTTAGTCTGTACTACCGGTGTTTCAAAAAAAAGATTTCCATCATAACCAGTTGTTTGATAGTAATAAACACCAGAGATATGTGACTCACCATGTTCGTGTATATGAGCAAAACTGCCTGTGTCAAATTTATTAATCCAAGAGTGTCTTGTATAATTAACTTGTTCAGGGTCTATGCTTATAGTTTGACAATATCTACCTAACGCATCATTTATCATCCAATCAAATTTAGTACATTTCGTTTCACTTATCCAATCACCATTAAAGTCATCTTCGCAAATCAAGTGACCTAATCTTTGATCTCGTTCTTTAAATGTAGTTAGTTCTAAAGCAGATTTTATTTCTTGTTGTACTAAAGCTAGATTGTTATCTTCAAATATCTCTTCATAAATAGGAGTAGCAAACAGAGGTAGTACTCTTTTGTTTTCTTCGTTCATTGGTAATTAAAATTGACAATAAATCGCAATTTCTTATCTGTACACCAGACTCCGGCATGTACCATGTCGCTGGGAAATAGACACACCCTATTTGGTTTACTTTGTACAAAATCTCCATGTTCAAATTTTGTCCCACCATTATTGGCGTTAAGATATAAAATTGCCGTCTTAGTTATTCTTGGGTCATAAGCAAAATCAGTATGAAATTGACTTACATAATTTTCTGCTTGTCCAGTAGTACAACTAACTCTTGCAGTAAAAAGTTCTTTACACTCTAAAGCTACAAGAAGTTTTTTTACAATCTGGTCACATCCTTTAAAAATATTAGAAACATACGCACCATTAAATTGGTTTTGATACAACAAGGTGCTAAATATAGATTCATGTATTTTTACGTTTGGATATTCTTTTAACCCAAAGTCATTGACACTTCCGTCTGTTTCTCCTTCTGCTGCACTTGAATCATATGGTAAATACACAGGAGATTTCATAATTGTGTAAGCAAGGTTTTGAAAATCCTGCCACGGAAGTATGTCATCTTTAACTTGGATGGATTCGTGCATTTATAAACCTAAGCCTTTTTTAACTACAGCTAAAGCTTTATCATCTAATTCATTATCTGATTGCTGTACTAATTTTTCTAGTAGTTCTACTACAAAGGTTTTAAATTTTGGACTTCTTAAAGCAGAAAGTACGAATGGTTTAAGGATTGCTAACATTTTCTTGTTTAGTTAATTTGATAGGTACGACGTCTTGGCACAATTTTGCACCATCCGTCAGGGGTCGAAAGGTGAAACCTTTTCTATGAAGCTCGGCACATTTAAGGGCACGAGTCATTTCTTGTGAGAGTTTCATATTCCGTTCATGTAACGCACCAATGCGTTGACATTGTTCAGTCAGATCTCTATTTAAAGGAACTGAGAAGTTTATTTGAAATCCCCAGTTCTCGTTTATTACATAACCATCTTCAGTCTGTGGCTCTACATCGTTGCCCATATAAAAAGGACTAAATGTCATAGTGCTTCCATTACAGGAGTTCCCGGGAGAAAATTGTTGTCTCGAGGGAGCCCCATTGTTCTGGAATTGAACCGCCTGATTAGTTACATTTCCCGTGGCTGCTGCCACTGGATTTGAGTTATTATTGGTATCTCCTTCAGCAAATACCGGACTGCCTATTGTGAGAAGACAGAGAAGGAATTTGTAGTGGAGTTTATTGTATAGTCTGTGGTTATATCCCATTTTTCTATAATTCCAGCAGCTCTAGTAGTTGTTTCCAACTGCCAAGCTTTGGTGTCATCTTTAATTGAGAATGTTGTACCTTGACCGGCTATATCTGCTGAAGCAGTTACATTACTACCGGACCAAGTATTTACCGCAGATCCCATGACTTCCTTTTTTGAGACTTCTTTTATAGTCTGAGTAGTCACAGTTGT